CGTAACTTATAGAAGCTTTCTGCCTGTTCTTTAATACTAAAGCTTTTGATTGTTCCTTCTTTTAGCAAATTCCAATTACTCATATAATATTTCTCCTTTATTTTAGGCTTAACCTAATTAATATATTTATTATAGCATTTAAAGCAATAATAGTCAATAAAAAATCCCCAACTAAGGGGATTTAATAATTATACATCAAACACATTTTTTAAATAAAATGCGTTACTATCATCAGAAGTGTAAATAACAAACGCTTTATTACCAGTTGTGAAGAAATAATATTGTAAACGTTCATTATTAGACTTCAATTTATTTAATTCAAAATCTTCTTTTTCATCAGTCACTAGCATTCTATCTAAGGAAATCGAGTAGGGTAACTGGTTGTCCCCATCAAGGGGAGTTTTATCATATAGTGGGAATCTTTTATCCAATAGAGTGAAGTGGTCTTCTTCTGGGAATTTACTAATAATATATTTTACACCATCAACATAATAATGATAATATTTAGGGTCAATAAAGGTACCATTATTAGCATCTGATAATAAATCATATCCCGCCTCTGCGTCATCCATGTAAGGAATTTTTACAACCATTTCCTTTAAGAATACTCGCCCATTTTGTGGGTCATCTTCAATAGGACATCCTTCATCATAAGAATCTTTAAGAGTCTTATTACTATTGTAACGATTATAAGCATCCTTTAAATAGTCTGTAATGTCTTGCTTTGACATATCATTGCTAAAAGCATCATTAAAGGCTTCTGTGAAGTGCGGAACATCATCTGGAAGTAATCCGTAAACAAGAACATTCCCATCTTTATCAATATCTACCTCAGCGTCTTCTAATCCCCAGTCATATAAGTTATTAGAAATATATTCAGATTCTTTAATATCAAGATCAAATAGACTAACAGAATCTTCGGAGCTATCTTCATTATCTGAACCTTCATTATCTGAATCTTCTAACTCAGATTCATCAATTCCAAGAGCATTAGCGTACATATTAGTCACATATTTTAGAAATTCATTGGCTTCTTCTAAGTTCTTGTTTAATTCTGTAGCAGATTTATTACTACTAGTCTTTCCGTCCTTAGTAGTCCCATTCTCACTAGAATCATCTAACATATTAATAATGTTATTTGCACTAGATGACTGATTAGAGTCCATAGGGGTGCTATCGAGATATTTCTTTAGAAGATCCTTTAATTGATTCTTTTCTTGTTTTTCCATAATTTCCTCCTAATTAAATGAAACAATTCCAATGGACTTCTCAACAGAATTACCTGCCAGCTTTTCTTTGTAAATAGATAAAGACATGCCTAGCTTAGCAGTAATCCTTTCTAATAAATCCAGATTATTGTTTAAAATATCTGACAATTCTTCATACTTATTATAGTCATCTAAGCTTAATTCCTGCTTATTTACATGCTTATAATAAGCTTCTTTATATTCATCAAAAGATAAAGGAATATCACTCATAATAAAGTTAAGTCCTTTACCGCCAAACAATTGATTAAAATAATTAATCTTAGAAAATTCCTGTAGTGCTTCTTCTTTTTCCATTACTGACATCTCCTTAGTTATTACTACCGATAACTAGTTTCGCTGGAACTTTATGCCATAATTTATCTACATAAAAAAGGAAATTTTTGTTGTGAATCTTATTATCCTTTAAAGAGAATACAGGGATTACCATATTATCCATACTACGAGAGTTATCTTCCGTATCTTTAAAAAATGAAGGAAGAATAATTACTGTTTCTCCCGTTTTGTTGTTATGCATAACATCCCCGGAGTGGAACTTCTCATCTTCAATCTCTCTAGTGATTTGACTTTCTTTAGCTCCTAAATTGCTTACTACTTTCATTGCTAGCATCTCCTTAGTTATTATAATAGCATGTATTCCAATAATTGTCAATGATTAATCAGTGCTTCCGAAACCACCAGTTCTATCACCATCAGCAGAATCATCATCTGTAAGATAATACTTCTGGAAGATACCTTGTCCTAACTTATCCCCCGCGTGAATAACATAAGGAAAAGTTGAAATATTATACCAAGGAAATTTAATAGTTCCTGGATAGTCTGCGTCAACAACTCCAGATCCATTAGCCAATACTAACCCTTTTTTAGAAGGATTGCTTGATCGGTTATACATAATTAATGTCATATCTTCTGGCATATGAACCTTAATACCGGTATCTACTAATACTGGGGAAACCGCTTTGCTAAGTACATCATAATAGCGACTAATATACCCGGATAATACAGAATCCTTTGGGACAACCTTATCAATTTCTTCTTTTGATACTAGGTATAGCATAGATAGATTAATTCCTTGCTCTGTTAACTTAGAGCTTAAACTAGTTAAATCTGGTCCAATATCATTAAATTCTTTTTGAGATAAAGATGCTAGAAAATTCTTAAAATTATCCAGTCCCAACATAGGTGGAATTACTTTATTCTCTGTAGAATAAAAGTCATAACCCGCAGAATACTTTGTTGCTCTTTCTGGTAAAATAGCCTTATCATTATCTGCTTCAAAATAAATTTTATCGCTAATCATTTTCTTCTTCCTCCTTGATATGATTATATAAGTTTTCAAACTCAGTATCAATATTAGATACTTCAGTAGCAAGCTTATTAATATCTGTAATATCCTTTTTATCCTTTAACGTGTCCTTAGCCATGTATTGAATCGCTTGGGATAAAGTATTAAAATAGCGATTACTTGCTGATGAAAAGATATATTTATTAGCCTTTTTACTAAATATCTTCTTAGTAACAATATAATTATATGAGTCGGTCGTAATTCGATAGTTATGATATTCTAATTTCATAATTTGCATCTCCTTTTACTAAAGTATATAACAAAAAAAGAGGACTGTCAATCCTCTTTTCATATTATGCTTTTTATTGTGCTAATTATCTGTACTTTATCCTACGGGTGTTAACTTATACACCGAATTAGGTAATCCGGCATAAATATTTTCATCCCCATCTACTGCTACGGATCCAACACTGTTATCAGCAGTAAACTTCCATACTTGCACACCACTACTATTTATCTTGTATATTGACTTATTATTTGTCCCAGCATAAATATTCCCACTAGAAGCTACTGCTACGGAGTAAACCAGGCTATCCGCAGTAAACTGCCATACCTGTTTACCACTACTATCTAGCTTATAAATGGAATTATTATTTGTCCCAGCATAAACATTTCCGCTAGTATCTACTGCTACAGTGTTAACATAATGCCCCGCAACACTATCAGGAGAAAATTTCCATACCTGCTCACCATTGCTATTTAGCTTGTTTACTGTATTTGAGTCTGTCCCAGCATAAACATTCCCCTCTGTATCTACTGCTACAGAGTTAACATAGTTACCAGCCACATAAGCAGTGACTTTCCATATTTGTTCACCACTGCTATTTAGCTTATAAACCGAATTATTATAAGTTCCAGCATAAACATTCCCATTCGTATCTACTGTTACAGATTCTGCTCCAGTATCAGCAGTAAATTTCCACACCTGATCGCCACTACTATTTATCTTGTATACTGACTTAGCATTTGTTCCTGCATAAACATTACCCACTGTATCTACTGCTACGGAATTAACATGATCATCAGCAGAAAATTTCCACACCTGTTTACCACTGCTATTTATCTTATACACTGAACTTCCACTAGTACCGGCATAAACATTTCCATTTTTATCTACCGCTACCGAATCAGCGGAAGCATCTGTGGTAAACTTCCAAGGAGGAGTATAGCTACTATATATTAACTTGTAACTATTTTGGTTAAAGGAATATACTTTAGACAATTTTTTACCTGTTTTTATATCATATATATCTTTTATTTTTTTACCTGTTTTTATATCGTATAAAGACATGTTAGCTCCTTTCTAACTCTCCGGTACTCCTATCATACCAGAGAATCCAGATGACTGCAACGAGGCAATTAAAGTAGTTGCATCTGAATCAGTACCTACAGTAGCATATATTGGGTATACTTGAGTACCATTAGTAGGATTAGTAGAAAATATTTGTTGCTTACTAAAAGTATTAGCTTGACCCGTTCGTGCTAGGTCAGACGGTAAACTACTTGCAAGAAGCAACGGATTATTGTTAACAGTTGGAACTGTATCAAAGTTGTTAGCACCAGATAGGTGGGCTACTTTGGAATCATTAGCAGGTGTGTAACCAATTTTATCTTGCTTGGCGTTAACCTCTTCTATACCTGCAACGTCACTAGCTGGTTTACGCATATCGGATACATTTACTTTATCCTCTGGAGCTGGAGTCCAATCAGTAGCTATTGAACCTTGTTCGAGCTTCATTTCTTTATACGATACACTCGAAGGTGTTGATTGTGACGCAGTAAAAACTGTTGTGACATACCGAAAAGTACTGCCAGCAGTAATGGTACCTTTCCAAGTACTGTAGCCAGATGTGCCAGCGGATATAACATTACCAGCATATAGCAGTTTGTTACCCCGTGCATCTGTCCAGGCAAGTTGAATCTTAATGTCATGCGAAGCTGATGATATCCATTCCCTAGCTGTATAAGTTGTATCACTATCGATGGTTGCCACCACTGGAATAATCGTCGGCAAATTAGCGTTCCACCCAGAAGCATTAGTCACAGTTTGTAATGTTCCACTTGTACCCGGTAGCAAGTTACGTCCACCAACACTATCACTCAACTTATTGAACGGCTGTACCTGAACCCCGTTAAGTTGTTCAGTACCATCATGGTTATCATGAACAACTTTACTATCATCAGCAGGTGTGTAACCAATTTTATCTTGTTTGTTAGCAGTAGCGGCGCTAACTGCGGTTGTAACATCGGATTTAGTTGCGAAATCTGGACTAGCCTTTAGCTGAGAGAGTATAATACTCCGAACTTCCGGCTCTTGAACAATATCATTAACATTTATAATAGTATTTCCAACAGAGAAAGTTCCATCCCCATTGTCCGTAACTTTATTATCATTAAAGAAGTCTATTAGCTGAGAAAAATTTGATCCTAAGGCTTTCTCATTATCCTGAAATAGCGCTTTTAATTTTGCTATAGAATTTTCATCTATTTTAGCCATTATATCTTCCTTCCTTAGTTTCCATTAAGAGAAGTAATACTTCCTCCGGTAATGCTCCAATTATAACCGTCCCAATAAATAGTTCCACTTCCATCTACCCGGTAAGTATATGCGTGTTGCCCTTTATTGTTAAACATTTGATTCCCTCCCGCGGCAAAGGATACGGGGAAGGATTGTGGAACTCCTTGGGTTACAGATGCATTTATACGGTTCCCTTCAATAGTTCCCTCGCCAAGATATTCACCAACAAAGTGCCCCTCAGCCCTAGAAGCAATACTGGACACCCAGCTTACGGTCCTCCTACAAGTAAGATTATAATAAACGGTATAGGAATAAGTTGGTGGAGTATATGGTGGGACGTATTGTGTAGTAGTTGTGGTTGTGGTGGTTGTAGTTGGTGAAACGGTTGTAGGGGCTATAGTACTCCTTGGATTGAATAAATTCACGAATTTACCATTTCCAAAAGAATAGTACATCCCTTTTACCTTTTTTTCCCGTCCATTTCCATCCCCGAAATACATAGTAGAAAATGTACCATTATTTTCTTTAACTATATTTGCAGTTATCCCAGTTATCAAAAAATTATTTAGTGTTTTTTGCTGTGTCCCATATAAGGTAAGGGTAGATAAATCATCAGAAATATTTATATTAATTCCTTCATTATATTGGGTTAAAACTGTGTAATTACCAGAAAAAGTTTTACCATATTCTGGGTATAAATAAGCGTTTATATTATCGTCCCGGGAACCTGAAGTATTAATTATAGAGAAAGTTATCATAATATATCCGGTAGCTCCTATTAAAGTAGGATTTAGATTTAGTACAACATCTCTTAAAGTCCCCTTTGTCAATGTTCCAACTGAATAGCTATCGCTAGCTATCTTAGTTATTTCCCCAAAAGAGCTTCCTGTATACCCGGGATTTATTCTTAAAACTTTATTTTTATCCTTACTAAAAAATCCCATAAATTATCCTTTCTAATAAGCGGTTATTGAATCAATGCTCAATAAATAATAATGGGTAGTATCTCCTGACCCAAATCCACCTAAAATTCTATTAAAGGTAAGCACCCCACCGTTATTATAGATATTGCAATTAGCTTGCGACTTATCTACAGTATAATTAGTAGATTTATAAGTCAGTGAAGTAACCCCTGGTAGAGGTAAATATATTGCGTTACTTGAAGAAGACGTATATATACTATTCTTAGGTATTTTAAAAGTTGTTGGGGTAATTTTAAAGTCAGCTAAAGTACCCATTTTTGCTGAAGTAGTATTTAACCAAACATCTGATGAAAAGTTAAGCTGAATACCAGTAGGAACATTACTAAAGTCGGCCAACAAATTATCAACTAATCCAATATTAGTTGTAGTATCCGTGGAATACCCCGTTCCAGTCATACTTAAAACAGTCCCCACAGGTATTTCCTCATTTTCAGAGAACCATACGAATCCGGGGGTAGTTAGAGCTTCTGCTTTCTGCCTAGCGGTATTATCATCGTCTGCTTGATAAAAATTTTGCAATAAATCTACCGTTGCAACTTCTGCTCCCTTATATAGAAGATTCCCTGTAAAATTATTATCTTTGCTTTGATAAGCCGTATCTCTTGTTGCGGATTCTACGGCAGAATTTACTGTATTAGAAACCTCTGTATCATTCGGAACATTAACACCATTCTTATTTAATCCTGATTTAAAATTAGCAGTTACACTTGTGTCTGCTAAAGTACTTGCTTTCTTATTTGGAAGATCTTCTATATTTACCTTATTTGTTTGAAGATTCTTAATGTCTGTAGTATTACTATCAATATTTGTTTTATTAGTAGTTATATTACTAGTATTCTTTTCTATAGCATCTGTATTCGCTTGTATAGAACCCTTTGTTGTATCTAAATTATTCTCTAACGTAGCTATACGAGAATCATGATTATCTACTTTATCTACCAAGTTAGCTCCAACAAAAGCTTCATGAATAAGCTCTTCAAAGTCAGTACCTACTGGTATATTTAAGTCTTTAAATTTTTGAATTAAATCTGCTTCCGTAGCCATTTAAAAACCCCTTTCCTACAGTATAATATAGGGAAGAGGGGTTTTATTAGTCATTGGCAAAGTCTTTTGAATAAATAAGTTTATTAGCAGTTCCCTTTACTCTTTCATGAGCAATTTTAACGTCTAATTGAACCCGATTCTTTTGGGATTTATAATCCTGCTTCTTTTGCTCTAATAGGGAGATCATATTATTCTCTCGTTTAATTTCCGAGTCAATATTAATAATTTCCTTTTCTAATCGCTTTTCTTTTACCCCAGAATCTGATTTAATATCTTGCTCCGTCTTCAAAGCAATATCTAAAGCCTTTCTAAAAATATCAATAGCTTGCTTATTTAAGTCATCTGGCAAATCATAGTTTACTTTAAAGATAGTAACAATTGTATCCGATTCCTTATCATAGACAAATACATTATCTTGTAGTAAATAATAATCAGCAGTTGTGTGATAAAAACCTAATTGCCCTCTATAAACCTTGTCGGCCCGATTAAAAGTTTCTTGAATATCCTTACATACTTTATCTTGGTTGTCTACCAGATACCGTGGGATATCAATTCCTTTTAAATCCTGTTGCCGCTCTAACCAACGTTTCTTCGCATGTTCAGAAATTTTGCTCAAATTAATCACTCCTTTTTATTTATTATACTACCTATTTAGAAATATGTAAAGAAAAAGCCGCCCCGATATAACTTCAGTAAGTTATGGGACGACTAATATAATCTATTCTTCTACACTATCGGCTTTCCATCCCCCCACTTCCACAAAAAATATACAAAACAAAAACCTAGTAGGAATGATCCTACTAGGTTTAATTATATCATCGAATGGTATTAAAAACAAATAAACATTAGTAATAATTGTGTGATAACCAAAATTCCTTAGCCTTTTCCCATGATCCATAGCGTTGAGAAACATACTTATCAGCCACTCTTTCTTGATTAGCGGCAGAATAATCTCCATTTAAGTATGAAGCACTGAGTTGAAATTTTCCAACATACTGACCATTTTGTGCGGAATAAGAACCACCAGATTCTTTATTAGCAATCCAAGCCTTAGCACTAGAAGTATTACCACTATAACTTGATTGCTTAGCAACCTTATTAGTATTCGAAGCATATTGTGTTGAACTATTATTCACTTGCATATTACTTCTAGTAGAGGGGGTTTCTGCTTGCTTAGGGGCAACATACGTAGCTTCACTACTATCTAGCTTAATAGTTTCTCCCGGATAAATAATACTGCTTTCTGATAATCCATTTTCTGAAAATAAATCAGTTAGTGGGGTATTATAATTCTGGCTAATCCCCCATAGAGTATCCCCTTGCTTTACCGTATAGGAAGTATCCGCACTAGCTACAGTAGATACCCCCAAAATACTAAGACCTGTAATGGTCCCAAGGACCAAACTCATAATTTTATTTTTTAACAAACAATAACTTCCTTTCTTTTATGGTTTTAATTTACCACACGTTCCAAGTAAAAGGAAGCTATTAATCTATTTGTTATTCTCTAGTAACAGTATCGTAATATTATAGATTTCTCTTTAGCAACTTTAAGCAATAATCCAGATCTGTCGTTCCTTTAGATACCTTAAATACATAGCTAAGCGAAGTCGGTTCATCTTCATTATCTGGAATAACCTTAATAGTTAACCCAGATTTATCATCATTAAACAGTTCCTTAGTAACTCTAAAGAAATCTTGATATTCATCGGTAAAATCTTGGCTGAAATAATCATTATCCTTAGAATTATCCATAAGAATAAGGGGGAACTCCATAACACAGGTATCTTGGCTTCCAACCGTGCTTCCTAGTAATCGTTCCTTACTAGCTTCTAGGGACTTAATTAAACTATTTATTTGCTTGTTCAATGCTTAGTCTTCTTTCTACAATTTTATTATTTATATGATTAAGTTTTCTTCTAACATATAAATTTCTTTTCTCTATCTTTCTGATAGTTCTTTTATGATATATATAGGATAACACAAATATCAGAATAAATAGAATCAATAAAGATGAAGCTATACAAAGTAATACCATAACTATGCCTCCAAACAAATATCTTTTAATTTAATTGTAGCTTGTTTATTGTTTTCTTTAGTACAAAGTAAAGAGATAATAGGATTATTTTCAAATACTTCTTTTTCTATAACTAAATCTTTTTTATTTTCTCTACTAATTAAGGCCAAAGCTTTAATAAACTCTGAAATTAAATTTTTATATTCTGGATTATAAGCTAGATATTTAGATTGTATTTTATTATCTATCTTCAAGCCAATTATCGCTATAGTCGTTCCATTTAAATTAATATATACATAATTATCATAATTAAGAGATTTAGTCCCATTAACTATAAACTTTTCTGGTATCTTATTAATTTTACTAATAGCTGTGTCAGATACTTTGTCTAAAGCCTCTCCAATTAATCCATAAGTTAATTCAGTGTCTGTTTCCTCTCTATTCGGTAATAGCTGATCCGGTTTCTTATTCTCCCTATTAGGTAAAGGATTTTTTATTTCCGATTTATTAATAGCACTAGAAAAGCTATGAGAGTTATAGGAGGGGGCTTCTACTGATTCCTTAGTATTTATACTTGTAATAGGATTAAACACTGAGATATTGCTCTCATACCTGTTTAAATTGAACTTACGGTATTCCTCACTATTATTAGGAATAACTGCTTTAGAATATCTATATAATGATAAATAATCGTTGAATCCATATAACATAACTATTGGATAATTATTTTCCGTTAATTCTTGGTTGTTTTTAATGACAATAGATTCGGAATCAATATTACCAACAGTTATATTTTTTAGAGTTTCCATATCAATATCTTTATCGATAGTTTCTTTTGTAGCTTCTTCTAAGATTTTTGAAAAATCTGCTTCATTCAAGCAATTCACCTTCTTACTAATAATATAATAAAAGGGCGACTAAATAGTCGTCCTTACTTTAACAAGTTAGCGTCAATTAGAGTATATCCTCCATTAGAAATAAACACATAATGCCCGTCTACTAGGAATATGGAGGTATTAGGAATATCTGAAAACTTTAACGAAATGTTATATCCATAATAAGCAAATATAGGAGATCCACCTCGTGTTTCTAATATTAGAATGCGTTCACTAGAGATATTGGGAATATCTTTAATTTGCTTTTTTATATTATTAACTGGATAGACCCTTTTTATATTATTTGGCTGGGTAATGAGTATATTCCGGTTAGTTTCTATCTGATTAGTCCCTACTTTAATAATAATATGATTATTTAAACTAGGATCTGCTGGGTTATTAATATATTTAACATTAGTTCCATATCCCTTAATATCTGCTAACTTTTTCCCTTGCTGGTCATATATATATCCAACAGAATAGGTACCCTCGGTCTTTTCTAATAATTCAGAAGAGTCTACAATGTTAGGTTGCTTTGGCTTATTAGCTTTTAGATACCAATTACCAAAGAATACTATCAAGAGAAATACTATTAATAATATACCCGGGACTACTATATTCATCTTATTTAAGTAACGAAATAGCTGATGATTGTTATGCAAAGTAGTGTTTCAGCTCCCGCACAGCATCATCTAGCTTGCCTTCAACGCTTTCATCACCATAATTATAAGCTGAAATAGTATTTAGATCTTCTTTAATATTATCCGGGTATGGGGCAATTCCTCTATTAACTCCAATAACAATTGCTTGATAGGTATTAATCCAAACTTTCGTTGAAGATCTATCTGCCTCTTTACTGTACACTTCCATAAATGGAGAATTACGTGTTTTGCCAGAAGTCACTTGTGATAGAACTTCTTCTGGTGTCTTACTACTTACTCCATCATACTTTCCGAATAAGAAATACGTACCTACTGATGTCGTAATATCTAACCAGTAATCTGCTTGGGGAAAATTATACTTAACCATTTAAATAAACCTGCTTTCTACATAGATAAAATATTTGTTATATAATATGTTACTATCCCACCAATAGCCGCAAAAAATACGGAATTAAGGAAGTTATACATATATTCTCCCTTGCTACTGGATTGCTTAATAATATTATTAACATCCTCTTTTATATCCTCTAAATCCTGTCTAAATATTGTATTCGCTACCTCCTGTTCATCATAGTTTGTCCGAATATAACCAAGAAGCCTATTCTGGTTACGTTCTAAGTCTAACATAGACCGGTGAGTATCGTCAATATCCTCGATTGGAAATAGAGAAAAGTCTTCCTTTGACAACTTACATCCCCCCATATATAAGGATTTACCACCTCTATTTTAATATAGGGAATATCAATAATACCAATAAAGCTATATTATACTATGAAAAGGCCACAGTTAGGAGGGATAAATAAATGTTTAAACGGAATAAGCTAAAAGATTCCGGGATAAAGGTGCTACTCATTATTTCTATTCTGATTATCTATGGCTTAATATTAAGTGTTCTAAAAATTTTTTTAAATATTAGCAGTATTTCTACTGTTCTAATTGTTACTATTGGTGTTATTTTGTCGTTCTTAATAAACGTTTTATACGACTATTATATTCAATACAGTAAAGAAGCTGAACTTAATAGAAAAAGTAAGCGGGCTATGGAACGAATTACCCAATTAGAAAAAGATATTAATAAAAGATGAGTGGTGAATAATACATGGGAATGGCTGACAAAATTAAAAGTAATCTAGATACTGCTCAGAACGATCAAGAAGTTCTATTAAAAAATCAATTTAATTCTGGAACAAAAGTTTTGATGGAAAAATTTCTTGAAAACGTTCAAGCGGGGGAAGTTTCCCTTAATAGTATTAATGATTACAATCAGCTCTTTAAAATTTTCCAAGAAGTCAACCACTTAACCGCTGAAGATGGTGCAGAAGGAAATGGAAAGCCTCCTAAGCTATCCCTTGCTGAGGAAGACTCAATTGAAAATAAACTAAAAGTTGATACTAGGCGGGTTATGGAATCAGATGGTCAAATGGTTGATAAGAAACAAATAGATATTAATGACATTAAAAATCTTTCAGAAAAAGACGTTGACGACATTGCTATAGATAGAACTACCATTTTAAATAATCGTAATGGTGGCTTTGATGTCGACTAAGGAGGTTCAATGGAAAAATATTCAGGATTACCTTATAATCAGTTCAATGGGAATTTTATTGCTGATGTTTTAAAAAGAACTTTTGGAGAAAAGAGTTATTATTCCCCAGATGAATTTGCATATGTTTTAGACTTTTTATATCCACAAAATTATACTTTGAACCATCATCAGATTGGATCTGGTAGATTAACGACTAGAGTTCCTCAAAGAAATCTAAACTTTCATGCCGCCCAAGATAGAAAATGGCAAGAACAAATATTAGCCGATATGCATCCAAATGTGGCTGTTATTAAAAGCCGGCAATTGGGTATTACGGAAATGGGAATTGCTAAAACTCTTCATTGGATTGATACCTATGCCGATAAAAAAGCTAACGCAGGCTATTTCTTCCCAACTTATCGACAACTAGAAGATTTTACTAAATCTCGTTTTAACATGGTACTGCAAGATGAATATTTAAATTCTATTGTAGATAGTAATACTAACAGTCAGAAAATTAAACGTATTCGGGATTCTTATATTTATTTCCGGACTAGTTCAACTCCTGCCGCGGCTGAAGGTGTCGATTTATCAGAAGCAACTATTGATGAATATGACCGTGCCCCTGAACAGTCTATTCAGTCTATTAGAAACTCCTTAAAGGGTAATGAATTGCAATATCTATTAAGGTTCTCTACTCCTAGTGCTCCCGGAGTAGGTGTGGATAGACTATATGATTCTAGTGACCAATGGTACTGGGCATATACTTGTAAGCACTGTGGGAAACAAAATGAAATTAAATATGCTGATTTTGACTCTACCGTTCCCGGTGATAAAAACGGAAATATACAATTAGTGAATAAAGATGGGATAGACTTAGCGGCTAAAACAGTTGCTGAGGGTACTTACCGGTATGTATGCCGGTATTGTGGTCATCCTTTGGATAGGACTGGCGGAATGTGGGTACCACGTTACCCAGAGCGTACTTCTAATAACCAAGGGGTAAGAGGATACTATATTAGTCAAACTAACGCTGTATGGATTTCTGCATCCCAATTAAAGACAAGTGAATTGCAGTCCCCTTCTAAGCAAGAATTCTTTAACTATGATCTAGGATTACCCTTCTTAGATGCTAAACTATCGGTTATCCCTACTGATATTTATAATCACACTACTAGAGTACACCCGGCTAAAAATAGAGAGGAATATACTTTTGTTACCGTAGGTATTGACTGGGGTGTTCAGCATTCTGTTATAGTTTATGGAATGCGAGATAACGGTCAGCTAGAAGTTATTAATAATTTCCAAGTACAAGGTATTGGCGCTACTGACGCCGCTAGAATCGGCGCCGATGTTAGAGAAATTGCTAGAAAACTAGATCCATATAATCCCGATTTAATCCTTTGTGATATTGGAGATAGTGGTGAAAAACTAGCTGAATTAATGAATATGATGGGAAGAAACGTTGTATTCGGTTGTCAAAACAATAGTTCTCCTACTACTGGATTAGCTACTTCTAGCGGAAGCATCCGTCCCGTTTGGAATGCTAATTCTAATACCGTTAAAGTAGATAAGCTATTAGAGAATAAGCGACATATATCTATGATTAAGCAAGGGAAAGTTGGCTTCTATAAAGAAAGAACTCCTCAATTACAACGCCTAGTTAAACACTGGGGGAACGTTATTATTAAGTCTATTGAAAACAATAATGGAATTAATAGAGAAGTTGTTACTAGACGGTCTTCTGATAATGAAGGCGGCGATCACTATGCCCAAGCAGAAATTCTAGCTAATATTGCTATGGATTATTTGCGGGAAAATAAATTAGACACTTTGAATATTGCTTATGATGTTATTGGCGATAATAAAGATAGTGAACCGACTGATTTTAGAAAACGAGTTGAGGATAATACACTATTTGATTAAAAAGGGACCCTAGGGTCTCTTTTATTCTTTAATAAGCCATATTAAAAGTAAATAGTGAATTAAAGGAACTACTAGTAAAATTACGATAATAGGCATTAAAACAATTATTGGCAATTTAATTAGTATGAAGCATATAATAGCAGATATGGATACTAAAAGTTCAGCAATAGCATATTCGTTAATTAATTTTTTTAAAATGTCTTTATTCATTTAACTATCTCCAATAGCCAAAAGGCTTTGTCTCTAATCCATGGTTGGTCATAGTTTAGATAATACCCACTAGAAGGGTTGAACTCTTTAAAGTCATTATAGAAAACCGACTTTTTAAAGTCCTCTGGGTACTTCTTAATAAGTCTATCTAAATCAAAGCTAAATTTATCATACTCATCATCTTCTAGTAAGTTCTTATTTAGCTTATAATAAAGATAAGCATGAACCATTACTTGTCGCTCTCGATGATTAATTTCTTGTAGGGGAGTCATATTAAGACTTCTTTTCTTCTGCATGAGCCACTTTAGCGGCAGTAGCACTAACTAAAGCCCCTAATAGGTCATCTAAGAATACATTAACGCTAGAGGTATCTTTATCAATTTTATTTAATACTCCCTTTTTGCTATGATCCAAGTATCCAAAACTAGTAATCCCAATCTGACCATATTCAACTGCAATAGAACTAGCTAGTGTCTCATCTACTCCAAATAGTCCTGCATCATTATCTAAAATTTCTTGGAGGGGACTATCTACTTCTAAGTCAGTTGCAGACTTGTCTAAGAAAATCCCTACAGCAAATGCGTTTAATGTATCCTCTCGTTTTAATACAGATTCAATAGCCTCTGTATACTTACTTAAAGGCACATCTGGTAAAAACCGTTTCTGTAAGTCTTGTGACATCCCTGCTAAATCAGTTAACGAAATTTCTTTTCCTTCTAAATACCCGGTAACGTAATTATATAAATCAGTTACTGGATATACAAAACTTTTGTCCTCCAACGTTGTCATCCTTTCTCATAATTAATTATTCATTCAAATATTTTTTAACCATATTAAGGGTCTTCATAGCGACTTGTAAGTCATTTTCAATTTGTTGCTGTGGAACCCAAGGATCTTTATTTTCTCTTAAAATATCCCGTAATTGACCTTCTAGTATTTCAATGTTTGATGTAACTATTACTGAGTTAATATCTTCTGTATTCATAAAAATTCCTCCTTGTCTATACAAATACTATATCATATAGGATACAGATAGTCAATATTTATTTTCAAAATAAAAAGCCGCCCCTATACTTTAGCAGGTATGGGCGACTCTTTGTTTATATGCTTAAACTCCAATCTAATCCCTTTTATGCAACGCTTCAAGGATTTCCTCATCAGTATGATTATAACGTCTAAGGTTACGAATTGTAATGTTACGTGATTTAGCACAATGTTCACAACCGTTACCTGAGTAGTTATCCTTCTTAATATTTTGGAACAAAGTCATTAAGCTCTTAGTAACTGTTTTACCGCAGTTGTTACATTTAACAGTGCAAGGATCACTCATTCTACTATAGTTATCAATAATCGTTAGATTACCTTTAAAATACTTATCTAACTTGGCTTGGGCATCTTCTTGAGTAATCGTGCGTTTTTCTGCATTTACTCGAAGAGAACACTTAGGACAATTGTAATGGGTGCTACCATAGATTGAATAAGGTAGCATTCTAAAAACATTCCCACAAGTTGAACACTTGAATAATGCCGGCTTCTTAGTTCCTAAAAACTCACCAATCATGGTCAGGTTAGGACGAGCTTTGGCAACCAATGCTTCTACTTCTTTCTGCGTTTTGGTGTGTAAGGGATTATCTGTACCATGTTTAGCGTTCTTGTTAAAGTTATTATTAACTACCCGTTTACTATCTTTATAGGCAACTACCCAGCCCTTAATAACATTATTCATCGTTTCTGGATTTTCTAAACGCAAAGCTAGGGTACTATGAGTAACTCCTAAGAAACGACTAGCCGCGCGTAAGGATTTAAATTCTTGGTATTTCTTACCCTTAATAAGAGTAATAGGAATTTTCTTAATGGTATCATTATTAAGTCTAGATCTTGATTGCCTTTCTTTTAATGTCCCATAATTCATATTATACTTTTGGGTACACCATTCAAGGTTATCGACCCGATTATTATGTTTGTTCTCATCTTTGTGGTTAACCATTGTTAACAAATCTGGATTATTATTATCAATAAATGCGCTAGCTACCAGTCGATGAACAGTTACATTTTTTCTATACCCTTTATTATACAGCATAACAGTTAGGTATCCAGTGGTCTTATTACTCTGCTGTTTTAAAACTTTACCATTGGTCCCCTTAACTCTTCCCATATTAGATACCTGATAAATACTTGTAAATGGTTTTAGACTAACTTGCTTCCATACTTCTTGCATACTATATCCCTCTTGTTTTTTATAAATAATACCACAAAAAAGGGGTAATTCAACCCCTTTATACAATATTATTCAGTTTTAGGATTACGCCAAACAATTTTTCCATAAATAGCTGTTGCAAAGTAAAATAATGTCATTACTAGCATAGGAAGAGCAGTTGCCGGAGCAAATCCTTGCTGTAGTGTAGTAAACCATAGGATAATGTTAACAACATCTGACAAAATCCATAAAGAAAAAGTCTGAGAATACCGGTGGAAGCAAAGCCAACTAGCTGTTCCCCCAATAGCTAGAGTAAGGGAGTCCCAAATAGGATTAGTATCTTGTAATTGAATTCCCAAAGGATACAGGATAGCCCAAGCAATAATAATTGCTAAAATAACATAGATCCATCCTTTATTAGTTAAAGTATTAACCCCAGTATTCTTTCCTCTACCCCAAGTACGCCAAGTGAACATAAGCTCAACGTCAATCAAAGAGAAGAAAATTAATTGATCGATAACACTAAACCAATGTCCAGCCACTGCATTAACGGTAATATACGCAACAACACTAATCGCTCCCATTAGTCCATTAATACTATGAGAAATAACTCGATTCCCTTGTGAATCATATCCACCAGAACTCATAGCAACAGTACACCACATACCAAAAAATGTTCCAATAAAAGTAACTAATCCTTGCCATGTAAAGGGACTAATGAATAATAGAGCTAATTCAAATCCTACTCCAAAAGTAAACATTGCCCAAGGGAAAGTATCCCAACCAGACAACTCACTTTTAATCCACTGAAAATAATTACCTTGAAACTTTGATTCCTTTGAATCCAAGAACGAAAACTCCCTTTCTATTTTAGGTTTATACCCGATAATCAGGCACCCTTATCCAGCTTTACACTATCTTGGTGGTTTTAAGACATACTGGTCATACTATTTACTCAGTTTTTTTAAATATTCTTATTTAAATACTTTTACTTAAAGTCTTTCCACTTATTATAGCTTGTATTTCAGAGTTACTTGAACTAACTGACTTAACATATCTAATTAGGTCTAAATACTCTAAAGGTGAAAATATAACTTCATTCCATGTTGATAAGTCACCTAAAGTAACTACCTCTTTAAGATACTTGTTTCCCTTTGTTTTCTTAAAGTCAGTATTCTTTCTCCATACTAATACTGAATATATTGGGTTATTAGGTACAGTTACACCATCTGAAATAATTACGTTGAATAAGTGATTATTACCTTTATCTCCTCTTTCATTTAGAGGTGTTTCTGCTAATTTAGATAAAACTTCCCATACAATTTTCAATTTAGGAAGCTCTTTTGCTATATTTATTCCTGATGTTGAGAATGTTTTATACTCGGAGGTATCAGAAACAAACAAGCATTCTTCTCCCTTGTAGGAAACAATATAATTACACATTGGATATATTTGTGCATAATAATCCTTATCAAGACTTTCAATGATTTCAGTTGCCTCTTCATATTTCATAATAACACCCCTTAATTATCTTTACTATTAATCTTTTCTTGCATTTTCTTTACCCAAATAGGATAATCTTTATCATTCTTAGCTTTTAATCGCTTGGAAATAGCATCATATTCATCTTTGTTCTCTCTATATCTTTTTGCTAAAACAGCATTAACTTCTTTAAGAATATCATCATTTTTCTTATTTGAGAAGCTAATTATCGGTATATCTGCTACCTTTTTTAATTTACTGCTAATTTTAGCTAATTCTTTATCCCGTTTCTTTTTATAAGCCTTAGCTTGTTCTTCTGGCATACTTCCTAGAAGGTAATAATCAAAATAGTCCTTACTATCTTTATCTAAGCTATTATAGTCAATTATCATTATTTACACATCCAAGTCTTCTTATAGTATATCCAAATATTTCTAACAAACTCTTCAAAAGTATCTTCTTTAAAAATAATATGTGTGTAATGATATGTTTTAGTTTTAACAGTTAAATCAGTTCTTCTTTTAGTATTATTCAACATATCGTTTAAAGTAAAAGAATAAGGCTTTCCATCTGGCGTATAATAATATCTTTTTGTATAGGATTTATGAATTGCTGGACTAAAACCATTGTTTTTATATTCTGAATAAGTTTTATTAATATATTTCTTAGCTTCGGAGATACTATATCTAGAAACATAATCACAAATATCCCAACTATTATACATTCTTTTATATTGACAATTCTGTGGTAGGGAATCATCATAATCGCCACGATTGATTCTTCTTCTAGTAATTCTGCTTGCTACTTTCTTTAACTGGTGTGCTGATTTACCATTCTTTAGAATAGGATTCTTTCGGTAGCTTCTAGACAATTAGATCACCTTCTATGCTCTAATAGGGAATCGAACCCTAATCAAAAGTTTAGGAAACTCTTATGCTATCCATTACACCATTAGAGCAGAATAAGTATGGCTTCATTATACCATACTTATTATTATTTTAAAAGTAGTTAATCTTATCTTTTATGATTTCATAGATTACTCGTTCAGGATTATTCCAGAAATCTCTAAACTTATAGGGAGTACCAATATTGCTAACGTTATTATAGATATATTCAATAATATTATCAATAGAAATAACTCCGGTTCCCGTAGAATTCCCAGTCCCTAATGGAGAATCTTTTGGAAGTGTTACTAAGGTATAAGTGAGGTATCCCATATCCCAATTATTCATAGTAACAACAAGGGCCTCATTTAAAGGAATACCAATATCCTTTCTAGAAGCTTCCATTACAGCAGATTCCTCAAATAGATCTTGTAATGTCTCTTTAATCTTATTAGCCATTTCTTCGATATTATCAGGATAAACAAATCCGCCATGAATAGTATCAATAGGCTTATTTTTATCTTGAAAATAGAAATCCTGCCAATCATCTGCTAATAAGTCCTCTTGACTAGGAGACCAGCCTACTTGTAGTTCTCCCTTACTATTTTTTAAATCAATATGGGGATTAATTGTAACTTCCTTATCAGTTAGACTAAATCTTAAAGTATCATTATTTACCTTACTCTTAGGAACTACTGATCCCCTTTCGAGATAGATAAACATATTCTTATCATTCCAGCCTTTGCGATAGGCTTTATTACCTTTCATAACACTTTTTAATACTTCATAGAATTTCATAGTTTACTATCACCATCCTCAAAAAGTTTTAATAATTCTTTCATACCCTTACTATTAAGCATCTGATTAACAGATTTATTAATAGTTTTATCATCGTTAGTTAAATTTCTAAAGGATCGTTTAAAATCCTTATTAACTTTATCAAAGTCACCATTAATCTTTTCCCTATCCATTACCTTTAAAATATTATTCTTATTGGGACTTTTATTAACAATATCTATTAGCTTACTAAAGTTATTCATATTACCAATTATCTCTATAGATTTCTCCTAACAACGTTTCTTTACCATCCCATCCCGTATGATATTTTTCTTTAGGATCTTGACCTAGTTCAATGCATTCCTTAATACTATTTGCTTCAACATCATCAGCAAGATTATTATCTGCATATTTGGTATATAGGT